GTCAACCCATTTTACAACAACAAAGTTCCATTGGTATTCAACGCCATCGAAAGGAATGGTATACAAGTGGATCCCCAACTGTTTGAAGACTACTTCGACAAAAGTGGAAAGAATAGAGTATACACACAATATAATTATAAAACAACAACAACAAGACCATCAAATAGGTTTGGAGGAATAAATTATGCGGCACTTAATAAAGAAAATGGATGTAGGAAGGCGTTTATTCCTGGTAATGATAAGTTTGTTGAGCTGGATATTTCTGCTTATCACCCTACTTTGGCTTCTACCCTTATTGGTTATATTTTCGATACTGAAGATATTCATGGAGAGTTTGCTAAAATGTATAAAGTTGATTATAAAAAATCAAAAGAATTAACATTTAAACAATTATATGGTGGAGTATTCAAACAATATAAACATTTAGAGTTTTTTCAAAAAGTTGAAAAATATGTAAAAGAATTATGGAAAAAATATGAGGAACAAGGTTATATTGCATGTCCTTTTTCATACTATAAATTTGAAAGGGATAAGCTAGAAAACATGAATCCACAAAAGCTTTTCAATTATCTTCTCCAAAACTTGGAGACCGCAAATAACGTTCGTATATTGTGGGAGATAATAAAATTGTTACAAAAAAAGAAAACAAAATTAGTATTATACACTTATGATTCATTTTTATTTGATTTAGATAATAAAGAGGAGGAATTAATTGAGGAGATACTAAAAATATTTAAAAAATTTAAATTACAAGTAAAATTAAATTATGGAACAAACTACAATTTTGAATGACACAGACAATATTTATACGGTAAGCTATGATTTTGATAACCTTATAAATTTCGGAGATTTGAACAACAAACTATTCCTCACTTTTACAGTGTTGGATGAAATAGATGGAGTAATAGATAGATTATCTTCAAAATATTCCATAATGCATAATAAAATGTTTGTGTTGCATATTAAAAGCAACGATGAATATGTTATTACCTACAATGTAGACAATGGAAACGTTACTGATATTCCTGAAAACACAATTTTAGTACATAGAAAGAAAGAAACCAATACTTTATACACTATAAACGCTCTAAATGAGCTTATCAAAAATTTAAATGGTGGTGTTGTTGATACTAAATTTCCAATTAATTGGCAACATTATAAAAATTGCATTTTGCTTACCCAGCATAATGAATTAAAGCAACTCAATACTAAAATTCATAAAATAATTGAAGTTTAGGTTGGAGGAGCAAAAAAGGGTTATTATATTAAACATAAAATTAAAAAACAAGTAAAATCATGGATTTAAATGCTATCAGAGCCCGATTGGACTCTTTAAATAAACAATCAAACCCACAAAAGAAAGAAAAAAAAGATTATACATTAATCTATTGGAAACCCAGAGAAGAAGGAAAATATCAAATTAGATTTGTTCCTACTAAACTAGATCTTCCTACGGCACCATTCCAAGAAGTATTTATGCATTATGGAGTTGGTAAATTTCCAATTGTTTCCTTAATAAATTGGGGTGAAAAAGATCCTATTGTTGAGTTTACAAAACAATTGAGAAAATCAAGTGATCCTGAAAATTGGAGGTTATCTAAGAAATTAGATCCAAAATTAAGGGTCTTTGCACCTGTAATTGTTAGAGGTGAAGAAGATAAAGGTGTTCGACTATTTGAATTTAGTAAAACCATCTATATGGAATTGCTTTCAATTGCAGAAGATGAAGATTATGGTGACTTTTCAGATGTTGCTGAAGGATTTGACTTTGTAGTTAATGCTTCTAAAGTACAAGATCGACCTGGTTTTGCACTTAGTTTAAGACCAAAACCAAAACAAACACCTTTAAGTAAAGATGCTAAACAAATTGAAACTTGGTTAGAAAACCAACCTGTTCTTCTAGAAGAAAGATTTAAATACACTTATGATAAATTAAAAGAAGAATTGCAAGGATTTTTAACTGAAGGTGAAGATGCTGAAGATACAATTGTTTCTGAACCTCCTGTAGCCTTTGAAGGAGATAAAGAAGAAAAACCTAAAAAGAATTATAGTTTATCAACTCAAGAATCACCAAAAAAATCTAAAGTAGATGAATTTGATGATATGTTTGAAGAAAAAACTGATGATTTACCCTTTTAAATTAGTTATACATGCCAAAAGTAAAAAAGTCATTGTCGGCAGCAGTCTCTGCTGAAATAAAGTCTAAATTTGATTTAAATTCATTTAAAGAAAAAAAAGGACTCAAACAAAATGTTAAGTTTAAAGATCAAGAGTGGATTCCCCTTTCTAAAGCATTTCAAGATGTAACATCAGTTCCAGGTATTCCAATGGGACATATTGTTTTACTTAGAGGCCATTCAGATACAGGTAAAACAACAGCTTTATTGGAAGCTGCTGTTGCAGCTCAAAAACGCCAGATCCTTCCAGTGTTTATTATTACTGAAATGAAATGGTCTTGGGATCATGCCAAGATGATGGGGATGGAAGTTAATGAAGTTGTTGATAAAGAAACAGGTGAAATAGTAGATTACGATGGTAATTTTATTTATGTAGATAGAGAAACTATTCATTCCATTGAAGATGTAGCAGTATTCATTTTAGATTTAATTGATGAACAAAAAAGAGGTAATTTACCTTATGATTTATTATTCCTTTGGGATAGTATAGGTTCAGTTCCATGTGAAATGTCTATTAAATCTAACAAAAATAATAATGAATGGAATGCCGGTGCAATGTCTACCCAATTTGGAAATAGTGTTAATCAACGTATTACATTATCTCGTAAAGAATCATCTGCTTTTACAAATACCTTAGTTTGTATTAATAAAGTTTGGACAGCAAAAGCAGAATCACCTATGGGTAAACCTAAATTAATGAATAAGGGTGGATTTGCAATGTGGTTTGATTCTACATTTGTAGTAACATTTGGTAATATTTCAAATGCTGGTACATCTAAAATTAAAGCAATTAAAGATGGTAAGCAAGTTGAATTTGCTAAACGTGTTAATCTACAGATTGATAAAAACCACATTAATGGAGTTACAACAAGGGGTAAAATAGTTATGACACCTCATGGTTTTATAAATGATGATGAAAAGGAATTGAAAACCTATAAAGATGACAATTCCCAAGCTTGGAAAAAAATCCTAGGAGGAACTGATTTTCAAATTGTTGAAGAAGACCACGAGTATAACGATATTACTTCATACACAGAAGAACCACAATAGATTATGGATAAGAAAAATTTATTAAAACTGCTGGATGGTATTCAGGAGGATGGAGACGATACTGTAAAAGACAAAAGGATTTTGTTTATAGATGGTTTAAATCTATTCTTTAGAAATTTTGCCATGCTTAATATGGTTAACCCTGATGGAGTTCATGTTGGGGGTTTAGGTGGATTTTTTAGATCCTTAGGAGCTATGATTCGCCAAACTAACCCAACAGATGTTTACGTTATATTTGATGGGGTTGGAAGCGCAAGTAATAGAAAAAATATAGTCCCTGAATATAAATCGGGTAGAAATGTTCAAAGAGTTACTAATTGGGAAGTATTTGAAAATTTGGATGATGAACATGATTCTAAAGTAGATCAGATAGTTAGAGTAATACAATATTTAAAAACTCTTCCTGTAAAAACGGTAATAATTGATAAGGTGGAGGCCGATGATGTCATTGCATATCTGAGTGGTAAAGTAATTAATCAACGTGGAGACCGATCATTCATTGTATCTAGCGATAAGGATTTTCTCCAATTGATAAATGAAAATATTGTCGTTTATCGTCCTATGGAAAAAAAATATTATACCACAGAAACAATTAAAGAAAAATATAAAATGCCATCTAAAAATTTTATTCTTTATAAAACACTTTTAGGAGATGCTTCCGATAAAGTTAAAGGAGTTAAAGGATTAGGTGAAAAAGGTTTATTAAAAAAATTCCCTGAATTAAGTGAAGGTGAAATGACCTGGAATGATATTTTAACTATATGTGAGAATAAATTTAAAGATCATGTTGTTTATGCTCGTATATTACAGGGAGTATCTGATTTAGAAAAAAATTATAAGTTAATGGATTTAAGTAATCCTATGTTAGATGAAAAAGAAAAAGCATATTTAGACAAGGTTGTAGAATCCAAAGATTTAAATTATATTCCAGAGCAGTTTATATCATTATACAAAGAAGATAAATTAGGTGGAATGATTAGAAACCTAGATTATTGGTTAAAAGATGTTTTTGAAAAATTAGTTTTAAAAAAATAGTTATATGACATTACAAAATATAGAACAGTATGGGCCTCATTTCCAAACTAAGGTTCTTTCATCATTACTAACTCATAAAAAGTTTTTAGTAAACATTTATGATGTTTTAAATGATGATGATTTTAGCAATCAAGCTCATAAGTGGATTGTTAAGGAAATTATAGGGTATTACGATAAGTATCACACAACACCTTCATTAGATGTTTTAAAAGTAGAAGTACAAAAAATAGAAAACGAAGTACTTCAAGTTTCAGTAAAAGAACAATTAAGAGAAGCATATAAAGCATCTGAAGAAGATTTAGAATATGTTCAAGAAGAGTTTTCAACGTTTTGTATTAATCAACAATTAAAAAAAGCATTACTTACTTCAGTAGATTTATTAAAAGCTGGAGATTATGATTCAATCAAAATTATGATTGAAAATGCTATGAAAGCAGGACAAGATAAAAACATTGGACATGAATATCTTAAAGAAATTGAAGCCAGATACAGGGAAGATACTAGAAATCCAATTCCAACTCCATGGGAAGATTTTAATACCTTATTACAAGGAGGATTAGGTAATGGTGATTTTGGGTTAATATTTGGTAATCCCGGGGGTGGAAAATCTTGGTGTTTAGTTGCTTTAGGTGGTTATGCTGTAAGAATGGGTTATAATGTTTTACATTACACTTTGGAATTAGGTGAGGATTATGTAG